TACTGAGACGTGAGTACGTTCCAATTTTAGAGAAGGATTTACGAAGCATATTTCAGTATACTAGATCTTCTGAATTCGTAGACGAAAAAACAATAAGAGTTGAAAGCCCCTGCATACTATAAAGCCTCCCCAGAGGGGAGGCCTATTAACTCAATCAGTCGTCTACCAACTTTTGAAAGTAGCTAAGTGCATCGTCTTCATCATCAGTTGAAGCGATGGAGGAAACAGATCCTCGCCCATCTTCTTCATCACTGAATGATTCGTCAACCGGAGCTGATTTAGTTGCTGCAACCTTACCAAGAACAACTTCTAAACGAGCATTAAGTTGCTCATGAGTCTTAAACTTGTCCTCAGAAATAATCTCCTTCAGAGGGAATTCCTTCTTCCAGATTTCTTCCAGAAGATCATCATCACCACCAAGAAGAGGTGCTGAAGCTGAGAATTCGCTTGAGTCATAATTCCAATAACCAGCAACCTTCTTAATCTTTAGCTTAAAATCTGCACCCTTCCACAGGTCAAAGGGATCTACAATTGCTTCATCCTCAAATTCCGGCTTCATTGCCGCTTGAATTTTATCAAAGATCTTCTTACCATACTTAAAGAGGAATACCTTCCCTTCATTTTCAGGGTTTTTTGGATCCTTAATTACATAGATGTTAGAGTAGTAGGAAAGCTTACGCTTACGTGATCTAGCGATTTCCTTATTCGCATCAGAACCACTGTTCCAAAGAATGCTGTTAGATTCACATACTGGGCACTTCCCACCAACAGTTGTAAGGCAGTTATCGATTAACCAGCCGCCGTTTGCCTGAAAGGCGTGATTATAAAGCTTTGCCCACGGAAGTTCTTCCCCATCAGGGGCTGGAAGAAACCGAATAACGGAATACCCATTACCAGTTCCATCAACTTCAGGCTTCCAGAGCCTATCGTCTGAAGAACCATTAGAATTACTATTCAGTTTTTCAACTTCCTTAACGAGCTTTGCAGTAAGGCTGCCGAGATTGGATTGTTTTTTGAGATTTGAAAATGACATTGGATGTGTTGGATGTGTTGGATCGTCTGTACTTGTTTATCCTAGCAGGGTCAATCTAGATTGTCAAGGGCATCCCGGACATCAGTAAAACCTTGCATCATACGAGATATTCGCTTTTCCATTTGATTAAAATACTCATATAGTGAAGTATCTGGGGGCATATCGTTAAGTCCCCGTGCAGTGGCTATCATTCTTTTCAGAACATCCTTAGCCTCTGGATCCTCCATTAACGAAAATCGTGTGTATATAAGTTTTTGTCTTTCTACTAGTTCTTTGAGTAATTTAATTTGTTCAAATTTATGATCATTATCAAATGCATCCCGAGAAGAACTTCTCTCCAGAATTTTTTTCTGGAGAGCACTTATCTCAGAGACTTCTTTTCTAATTAATTCAGAATTGAATAAATCACTCATCAGCTTTGGTCACCTTTCCTCCAGTAGTATCAACAGGACCTTGAGTCTGTACTTCATCCTCAGTAGGTAGTTCCACTCCTTGACCAGTAAGATATTCAATAATACCCTGAAGCTTTAATGCGATCTCCCGCTTTTCTGTTAATTGATTATTAAGATTTTGAATGTCGCCAACGAGTTGCCTTTGCTGTTCGACACAGCTTTTAAGATGAGTTTGCTGTTCAGTCATTTGTAAGTTTCTCCTTTAAAATTATTTTATAGGTATCCGATTCAATTTGCATAAATGGTCGGTATTTCCTAATCCTCATACTATAAAATTTCCAAATTGGATCAGTCAATATTCTATCATAGTTTTTGATATAATGCAAGATCAGATCCAGAATAACCATAGTTTCTATGGACACCCTATTTATACTATGCAATTTAATCAATTTTGAGTGTTTTCCACACTCACAAAACATTACATCATCTAAATTACAATTTTCATCCAATAGAGTATTGATGTTTTCCTTAAAGGTATACGTTAAACTATCAGCTCTAGATTTCCAAGTATTGTAGTAAGTGTTTCCACAATTTATGATTTCTCGAATCCATAGTTTTTGAGAATCTGGACATTCAATAAAACTTGCAAGAAAAAATTCTTTAATTTCCCCGTCAGATTTTTGCCTTGAAATTTTTTTCAAAAAAATAACGATCATTTCTCTTATTGAATGCACTCACACTTGCATTTGTCTTTCCATGATACTTGAAGTAATCAAAATTTTCTCTATTGAAATGATTTTTAAATGCTAAGTATGTTTTATAGCATTCATGTGGTGTCATATTTCAAGTTTTGCCTTAGAAGATTTACGAAGATAG